AATATCTTAATGGCTACTATGAGGGGAAGAAATGGACAAATAGTAGGACAAGGATTCTCTGGTAAGAAAACTCAACTTGGTGTAAGAACTACAGCAGCAGTTAAGAAACTTGGATGTTCTAACTTAAAAACTCTTCTAGAAGATGATAAAATATTAGTTAATGATTATGAAATTATATCCGAATTAACAACATTTGCTCAGAAACATCAATCATTTGAGGCAGAAGAAGGATGTAATGATGACTTGGCAATGTGTCTTGTTATATTCGCATGGTTAGTTTGTCAGGATTATTTTAAAGAAATGTCTGATAATGATGTTCGTAAAAGAATATATGAAGAACAAAAGAATCAGATAGAACAAGATATGGCACCTTTTGGTTTTGTATCTGATGGATTTGAGGATATGGATAGTTTTGTAGATGAAGGTGGAGATAGATGGCATACTGATGAGTATGGTGATCGATCATATATGTGGGATTATATGTAATGAAAGGATATACTAAAGAGATGATAAAGGAGATCTTAGGAACTTCTTGGCCTACTATGCCTGAAGATTATGAGACTGGTAATCAAATGAGAAGAAGAATAGGACAAGAGAGGAGAGATGGTAAGAGACCATATCCTACATACCCTGCAAAGAAAGTTGGTCCTCAATTTGATGAGAATGGAAAATATATTTACCCACCAGGTTCTGGATTTCGTTATATGGAGAGAATGGATCCTAATTCTGAATGGGGAGGTAAAGTATCTTAATGGAATTAACAGAAGAAAATGTAATCAAAGTTCTGGAAGAAATTATTCCTTATATTGAAGCTGATGGTGGATATCTTCAACTTTACGATATAGAATACGAAACAGGATACGTTAAAGTAAAATTAGGTGGTGCATGTGAGACATGTGCCATGAGTACCATGACATTAAAGCAAGGTATAGAAAAGAAACTAATGATGGAAATTCCAGATGTAGTAGGAGTTATGCAAGTATTATAGATGGATATAGAACAACAGTTTGAATTAGGTGATTTACTTTTACAGGAAAGAAGATGTAGAGTTTGTAATGAAGTAAAAAATTTAATAGACGGTTATTATAGAACACATAAAAATAGACTTTCATTACCTTCTTCATATGCTTATGAATGTAAGGCATGTACTGTAAAAAGAATTACCAATACTAGGAAAAGAAAAATGCCATGTGAATGGATGTATCCTGATTGGTAATGTTCACGTATTGTTTCCCCAACGTAAAAAGGCATTTTAATAAATATTTTTAGAATAAATTTGGATTACGAGAGGAATTAAGATGCCAATAAATCTAGCATCTCCTGGAATTGTTGTAAAGGAAGTAGACTTAACCGTAGGAAGAGTCGATCCAACATCAGGAACCATTGGTGGACTGGTTGGACCTTTTACAAAAGGACCAGTTGAATTACCAACAGTTGTTACAAGCGAAGGTGATTTATTGAGTGCCTTTGGAAAACCAAATAGTATTGACAAACAATATGAAACTTGGTTGGTAGCATCATCATTTTTAGCATATGGTGGAGCATTAAGAGTTGTAAGGGCAGATGATGATAATTTATATAACGGAGCAGTTAACACATCTGGTGTTTCGACTACTGCAGCAGCATTAAAAATTAAGAGTGTTGAGCATTACGAGCAACTAGGTTACGATGATAATACAATTACAAATATATCTGTTGCAGCACGAAATCCTGGTTCTTGGTCTAATGGAATAAGAATAGGAATTATTGATGGAAAATCAGATCAAACATTAGGTGTTAGTAGTGTTCCTGCAACATTGACCGATTGGGTTGGTTATGGTGTAACACAAGCAATTTCAGCAACTTTACCTGGAGTTGGTTCAACAACACTTCTTGATGGATATCTCAAAGGAATTATTACAGGAGTTAGTACTTCTGGTTATTCTGCTGCAGGTGACAAATATGATACAGTCCAAGAAGGTACTCTAGAAATAAAAGTTATTTCTCATGTTTCTTCTGGTAATACTGAAACTACTGTAGATTATCAACCTAATGGTGTATACAGATTTACAACTGGAACAGCAACAACTACAGGTCATAACGGCATACAAGTAATGACGAATGCTGGTGCCACAGTAACTTCTTTAGGATCTACTGTTCATTCTGCTTCTGATTGGTTCGATCAACAAGTTCTTTATACTTCATCAGGTAATCCTGGAGTAGCAAGTACAATAACATCTATTCCATGGAATTCTGTAGTTGATAGACCAACTACTACAGATTTTGCTACAGATAGAGGTGCTAGAAATGATGAACTTCATATTTTAGTCATCGATGGTGAAGGAAAGGTTAGTGGAAATGCTGGAACGGTTCTTGAAAAACATCTAGGACTTTCTAAGGCAAAAGATGCTGAATTCTCAGCTGGTTCTCCTTCTTACTGGAGAAAGTACCTTAAGAATAATTCATCCTATATCTTTGGTGGAGGAGCTCCTATAGGAATTACTACATCTGGATTCAGTTCAGGTTGGACTCAGCAAGCAGATCAAGCATGGGATCAAGATGCAGATGGAATCATTTTTGGTTCAACTGGTGTTAAGAATTATAAAATTGTCAACGGTGAAGATTATAAGAGAAATCTAAATGCTGACGGTACAGTTGGTGTTATAACAACAGGAGGTTTAACAGCATCCGTTGCTAAATTAGCAACTGGTTATAAACTCTTTGAGAATGCTGATAATTATGCAATAGATTTCCTACTTATGGGATCTGGAAATCATATTAAGGAAGAAGCACAGTCACTAGCAAATCAAGTTATTGCTGTTGCTGACCTTAGAAAGGATGCACTGGCATTCATTAGTCCATATAGAGGAGCATTCCTGACTGATACTTCAGTTGGATCTGTTACAGTCAATAATGATGAGACAATAACAAATAATGTTATTGGATTCTACTCACCATTATCATCTTCATCATATGCAGTATTCGACAGTGGATACAAGTATATGTACGATAGATTTGATGATGCCTTTAGATATGTTCCATTAAATGGAGATATCGCAGGATTATGTGTTAGAACTGATATCACCAACTTCCCTTGGTTCTCACCAGCAGGAACTGCAAGAGGAGCAGTCCTTAATGCAGTAAAACTCACATACAATCCATCTAAAGCACAAAGGGATATTTTATATTCCAATAGAGTTAACCCAGTAATATTCTCACCAGGAGCAGGAATTGTTCTATTCGGTGATAAGACTGGACTTGCAAGAGCATCAGCATTTGATAGAATCAATGTTCGTAGATTATTCTTATATCTCGAAAATGCGATTTCTTCTGCTGCTAAGGATCAACTCTTTGAATTTAACGATGAGATTACAAGAACAAACTTTGTAAATATCGTCGAACCTTTCTTACGTGATGTTCAGGCAAAGAGAGGTATTACAGACTATGTTGTTATTTGTGATGAGACAAATAACACCGCATCTGTTATAGATAATAATGAGTTTGTGGCTGACATCTTCATCAAACCAGCAAGGTCGATTAACTTCATCGGTCTAACCTTCGTTGCCACCAGAACTGGTGTTGCTTTTGAAGAAGTAATTGGTAACGTTTAATTCTACTTAATTACAAAGAGGTATAAAAAACTATGGCAACACGTCAACAACTAAACACCACCCCAATAAGAACCATCAGTGATTTCAAGAGTAGATTATCTGGTGGGGGTGCTAGACCCAATCTATTCGAAGTCGAATTAGCATTTCCAAATGCAGTTGCGATTGATAACGATGTCTTACAGAAATCTAGGTTTTTGGTTAAGGCAGCTGCTTTACCCGCATCTACCATTGCTCCAATTGATGTCCCATTTAGGGGTCGTATTTTAAAAATTGCTGGAGATAGAACATTCGAAACTTGGACTATTACAGTTCTTAATGACACAGACTTCTCTATTCGTTCTGCTTTTGAAAAGTGGATGAATGTTATTAACAGAATGTCTGATGCTACTGGAGTAGTTGATCCAGAAGCATATCAAAAAGATGCTGTTGTTAAGCAACTAGATCGTGATGGAAGTGTACTCAGATCTTACAAGTTCTGGGATATTTTCCCAACCAATATTTCTACTATAGATCTAAGTTACGAAACAACTGATACTCTTGAAGAGTTCACTGTAGAACTACAAGTTCAGTGGTGGGAAGCTTATAGAGGAACTTCTGTCTCAGCTGGCGGTGAAGATATCGTCTAAATAGTGCTATAATAGTAGGAAAAACATTATACAATGGCAAGACTTTTTGGCTTTTCTATTGGAGACAAAGAAAAGAAATCACCTTCTGTAATATCCCCCGTTCCTCAGAACAATGAGGACGGGGTTGATAATTTTATTTCTAGTAGTTTTTACGGATCCTATGTAGATATTGAAGGTGTATATCGGACAGAATCTGATTTAATAAAAAGATATAGGGAAATGGCATTACACCCAGAGTGTGATGGTGCCATTGAAGATGTTATTAACGAGGCAATCGTTAGTGATTTATATGATTCTCCTATTGAAATTGAACTTTCTAACTTAAATGCTAGTGACAAACTAAAGAAAATAATTAGAGAAGAATTTAGAAATATTAAAGAAATATTAGATTTTGATAAAAAATCCCACGAAATACTTAGAAATTGGTATGTCGATGGTAAATTATTTTATATGAAGGTTATTGATCTTAAAAAACCTCAAGATGGAATACAGGATCTGAGATACATTGATCCTATGAAGATAAAGTTTGTTAGGCAGGAGAAAAGAAAAAATAAGAATGATTATATGAATGTGAAGATGAATAGTGAGACTGATTCTTCTAAGGCTATGTCACCTGAGATAGAAGAATATTTCTTATATACACCCAAAGCAACTTATCCTGCTGGTAATATGGGTGGTGGAAGTAATGGAAGTAAAGGTATAAAAATTGCAAAAGATTCTATTACTTATGTAACTTCTGGTCTTGTAGATAGAAACAAAGGAACTGTCCTTTCATACCTTCATAAAGCAATTAAGGCACTTAATCAGTTAAGAATGATTGAGGATAGTCTTGTTATTTACAGATTATCAAGAGCACCAGAAAGAAGAATTTTCTACATTGATGTAGGTAATTTACCAAAAGTTAAGGCAGAACAATACCTTAAAGAGGTAATGAGTCGTTATCGTAATAAGTTAGTTTACGATGCTAATACTGGTGAAATTAGAGATGACAGAAAGTTCATGTCTATGATGGAAGATTTCTGGTTACCTAGAAGAGAAGGTGGT